ACTATAATACGTATAACGATTTTCATACAGATTATCAGGGTGGATCAGTTACGTTCACTAATAAACTTAATGATACTATGACACAAAGCGAGATGCGTACTGGCTTTGACGTTACTGCTGGTGCAACTGTAGGTGCTTGTGAAAATACTTATGGTGGTGGATGTAGTTCTGGTGTATTAGATACCTTTACAATTACAATAAGAGTTTATGATCCAACAAGTGGATTTGATCAACAAAAAGTAAGAACGTGGTCAGTAGGTAATACTTGGAACACTTATGAAACTACTTTAAACATTGGTCCAAATATGTTAAATGGTAGTAGTTCTATGTTAAGTACTAACTTCTATGGATATGATACAGGTTATTGGGCAGGATACTATGGTCCAACTATTGCAGATCCATATATCAATTTACAATATAATTCATTACAAGAAGTATTAACGACTATTGAACAAACGATTACTAACTCTATTTCTTCTTCTCTAGAAACAATTGAATCGCAACTCACAAAGAAGTATAGTCCTATTGTTCAACCTGGAACTGAAAACTTTATTACTGCTACTGAAATTAAAATAGAAGAACCAAAGATCGAACTTAAAATAGATACACCGAATGGTCAATCTATACAGTTTGAAGTTAAAGTAGAAACTAACGATTCAGGTAATGTAGAAGTTTCAATGACAAGCAGTGCATCAGGCGAAACTAAAATCGCAGAGATTAAACCTATTGCTGCAACTGCAACAACTGAAGCAAAAGTAGAGATTAAATTACCTGCTACAAAAACAGAATCAAAAGAAGAATCAAAATCAGAGTCAAAGTCTGATAGTAAGAGCGACAATAAAAAAGAAGATAACAAAGGCGAAAGTAAAACAACTACAACTACTGTAGCTGAAGCCAAACAGAAAGTCGCAGAAAGAATTCTCCAACAAGTGTTGGCACAAACAGATGCATTATTAATTAACGATACTAAAATTGGATTAATGATTGCCTTAGCAGATACCGAAAACTTTAACAAATACCTAGCAAAGAAACAAGACGATCTTGGACTATGGTATGTTGATGATGGTATCTACCAAAATCAGAAACAACTCGCTGATCCTTATGCTGTTATATTTAATTTGGCACAAGACCGATTATTTGAACAGATGGAGAATGAACAATACAAGCCTGATTTTGGGAAATAAATAGAGAGGTAGAAATACAATGTCAAAAATGAGAACATTCACTTTCTACGATGGCGAAGATGTAACAACTAAGGAAGCAGTTAGCTACAAAAAAGCAGTAAAATCGTATCAAGGAAGTGCAAAAAACAAAGTAGTACGTGTAGAGTGGACAGCTAAAAAGGGTGGACTCTACGAAATTTTACAATCACTACCTATGGGTAGATCTAAGAAAATAGGAAGATAGTTATGGCTAAAACTGTATCACAACACATCCATGAACCTACTAAAAAGAAGTCTTCTTCTAGTGGTAAAATGAGTATGGTTAAATGGGCATCTATGAACAAAAATAAAAAGCGATCGTTTAAAGCGTATCGTGGACAAGGAAGATAAAATGGCTAAAAATGAAGCAAGTGCAGGAACGGAAGTTGATCACGGATCTGTTACGAAAGACAAGAATTCTGTATCAGCTGGCGTTGGCGCAGAGGCAGGTGCTGAGGCATCCTCAAAAAGAGGATTAGGTAATGGAACGACAGGTGAAGCATCAGCAGGTGCTGGTGTATCTGCTACTGCAAATGCAGGTGCTCAAGCCAAAGATGGTAATGCGTCTTTTGAAGCAGTAACTAAAGTTGAAGCAGGTGCTACAGCATCAGCAGGAACTTCTACTAAACTTATAGGTGATACAACAGCAGATGTGGAAGTACACGCATCAGCAAAAACTTATTCCGAAGTAGGTGTCTCAGGACAAATTGGTAAAGATGGCGTTGCAGGTTCTGCAGGTGCTATCGCTGGTTCAAAGGTAGGTGTTGGTACATCTGCTACAGTAGGTAATGACAGAAACAATGCTAAGATGGGTGCTGAAGTTTCAGTCGGTCCACAAGTTGGTGCTGCTGTCGGTGGTGGTGCAACTTTGGATGATGGTAAACTAACAGTAGGTGCTGATGTTAAATTAGCATTGGGTGTTGGTGTTACTTTACAACCAAGCGTAACTGTTGATTTAAAACCAGTACAAACACACGTTGTTGCTCCAGTAGCAAATGCTGCAAAGGCAACTGGTAATGCAGTTAAGAACACTGCTAAGAAATTAAAATTTTGGTAAGATATGGCACACAAGATTGACGAAACTACTGAAGTAAGAGTTTCACTGAAGTCTTTGGCAGTGGTAATCATTGCCATTGTTTCAGGTGCTGCATTTATGTTTCATATAGAAGAACGACTTGATATGTTAGATCATGCAGTTATGATGAATAAATCTAACTTTGAAAACTATAAAGAAATGCCAAGTCGTGGATATACAGATATCGAAGTTATGAAAAAAGAAATAGAATATCTACAAAAAGAAGTAGATAAACTGGAGGAAAAATGGAACTCGAAGTAGGGGGAATCAAATTTACTGGGGGTAGAGTATTTGCTGTATTAACAGCATTGTCAACTGCTGCTGGTATTGTTTGGGGTGCTGCATTATTCTGGCAGGACTATACTGCTATGAAGAATCAAATACAATCATACGTTGCACCAGATTTAAGTATGATTGAAAAGCGTCTTGCTGTTACAGAAGAAAACTCTGCAAAAGCAGTAGACTATACACGTGATATCAAGAACGATCTTAAAGCTGATATTCGTAAAGTTGAAAAAGTTGTAGAAACTGTTGAGCGTGATACGAAAGATCGTCAGCGTGAAATGGACAAAGACATTAGAGAACTACGTACAGATATTGATTTAAAAATTAAAAAAGCGTTAGAAAATCCACTTGCTAATATGGGAACTTCCAATTAGTAATTGTTTTGCAACATTATTTACAGTAGAATTACAGTATGAACAAAATTATTATCACAGGCGATGGTGAAGGTATTGGTCTTGGACTGCGTAATGCTCTAAGTCCAATTGCTAATGTAGTAGGTTACGATCTTAAACAAGGTAAGAACGTAGCACTTGAGCCAACCTATTCAGAAGTTATTAAAAATTGCGAGGATGCGAATGTCGTAATCCTCAACGCACACACAGGTGAGCAACATTCGATGCTTGCCGAACTCTACGTCCTCTACAAAGATAAACCTATTCATTGTATCGTACTCGGTTCAATGGTCACTCAGTATTACAGTGATAGTGACTCAGTACCCAAAGAATTTAACTTTGTAAAATATTATAATGATAAAGCGAAACTAGATCATAAAGTCAAAGTAATACACACCAATGGACAAAAACCTTTTCGTGTCACGATCGTTCGTCCATCTTGGGTAGAAACTCCACTAGCAAAAGAATATAATGGTAAGAAATTACCAGTAACTGCAGTTGTTAACTCAATTGTAGATATAATCAACGCACCTTATCACGTGACAACATTAAATTTAGAAGAGATTGAATAATATGGGATTTGAATTAAGAGCATGGACTCCTGGAGAACTGGAGAAAATTGTAGTTAAAACTGACAAGTACTGGGTACACTACAAAGACGGAAAAAAGATTTTAGATATGCAGTCAGGTAACTCTGCATATATTCTTGGTTATGGCAACGAAGAAGTTATTGAAGCAATGAACGAACAAATTCGTAGTGTTGCTTTCGTTCGTGGTAATCGAGGAGAAACTGCTGAGATCTGTCAAGAGATGGCAGAGTTAATTTGTACGACTGGTGGCTTTGATGTTATGTCTTGGGCAGTAACTGGATCGTCTGCTGTTGAAGCAGCAATTGCAATGAACGATACGTATTGGAAAAGACAAAAGATTGAGCGACCATACATTATTAGTTTCACTCCAGGATATCACGGAACAACTCATCTCACAAAAGCAATGGGACTACCTCATCTACAAGAGTTTGGTCTTGAGCGAGTATTAACTTGCACTGCTCCACGATGGATGGAAGAACATCAACGTTCAGTTGAAGAAGAAAAATCACTTAAACATTTAAAGAGTATGGTAGAACGATACAAAGGTAAAGTCGGATGTATCGTTATGGAATCTTGTCCATGGTATCAAGGTATTCTTCCATGGTCTGAAAATTGGTGGAAACAAATTCGTTCTATTTGTGATGCATACGATATTCTAATGATTACCGATGACGTAGCTGTATGTTGGGGTAAAGCACTTCACTATCATGGCTATCAAGTCCATGGTGTTCAACCAGATATTTCTGCACTCGGTAAATCGCTTTCTGCAGGTTATACACCTTTGGGTGCTGCAGTGGGTAATAAAAAGGTAGGTGCTGTTCTACGTAAAAACGAATGGGAGTTTGGTCATACTTGGCAACCTAATATGATGGGTATTGCTGCAATGAAAGCAGTTAATAACATTATCGTTCGTGATAAACTATTTGAAAAAGCAGTATCTCACTCTGACAAATTTAAAGCCATTGCTGAAAATCTTAAAGCACAAGGTTATATTAAGTCTTACCGACATCAAGGACTATTCCTTGCTATTGACACAGACAGCTATACAACCATTAATAAGTTAGTCGATGCAGGACTAGGTGCTACAACAGCACAACAAGGAACCATTAAAATCATTGGAAACCTTATAGCTGACGACGAATACTTTGCAGAGATGGAAAAAAGACTTACAATTTTCTTTGAAAGACAGTAAAATACCTGTTGACTTTTTGTAAATAATATGGTATAATAGTCGTTGAAAGTAGAAATTTAGGAAATTTTTATTATGAGAAAAAGTTATATACCTGTTGTTGCAAGATATATGTTTAGCAACAAGAAAGTTGAAGACTTTACTGAATGTGAAAGAATGGTAATTGATTATCATATCGATTGTATTACCTCTCATGGTATGGGTGGTAAAGCAATGGAGAGGTTTAACGATTATAAATTCGGATTTACTGCATGGAACGATAAGATTCATGACTTTGATAGTCGCCATCAAGATTCACGTCCAATAGAACAGAAACTCGAAACTGTAAATGATAGTAAAAAATTACAGTTTTGTGGATCTTTCTTTCCCACACCTAATAGAGTTACTAAATTTCAAGACCAGCAACCTTATATGCTTAATACTGCAGTTTGTGATAAAACTGGTAAAGTATTATGGGTTGCACTTACAGATACTAATCTCATACCTGAGGATAGTGAGTTCTGGAAAAATATGTCAGCGAATGCACCACGTATTAGTTTTGCATGCTACAGTCAATATCCAGAAGCAGTAAACTTTTTGTATGTGAATAAACAGTTGTGTAAGGAATATAAAATGCCTACTCCAGATCGTAAGACAAGAAACTCTTGTATTGCAACTGACGTCTGGAATCTATTACTTGAAAGGAAGTATGTAAATGCCTAATTGGTGCCAAAATACTTTAAATCTATATCATGAAGATAAAGCAAAGATAGACGATTTAGAGAGATTACTTAAAACTGAAAAAGAACCCAAGTTGTTCGAATACCTATATCCAATGCCAAAAGCTGAAGAAGATTGGTACTCTTGGAACGTAGAAAATTGGGGAACTAAATGGGATGCTTCAATTATTGATAGCGAACGACTAGATGAGAATACAATCAGTATTCAAATGGATACTGCATGGGCACCACCGATTGCTTTGTATGATTATCTAGAAGAAAAGGGATGGGGAGTTGATGCTCACTATCTAGAAGAAGGAATGGGATTTGTTGGAAGATACTTTAATGGGGATGATGAAGAATTCGAAATCGATTATTCAAAACCCAAAAAAGAATTTCTAAAAGATATCCCACAAGAATGTATCGACCATTGGGGACTTGATACACAATATGATGACATGAAGGAGAATGAAGATGACGAACCCAGTATACACTAAAGAATATATTAATGGTCTTCTTAACGAAAGTGAGATTACTGTTAAGTTTACAAAGAAGAGTGGTGAAGAACGTGTAATGCGTTGCACTAAAGTCTTTGATAAAATTCCTGAAGATATGCGACCAAAGGAAGATTCTAAACGTAAGGTATCAGAAGAGTCAGATGCTATTGCAGTATTTGATTTGGATATTAGTCAGTGGCGATCTTTTAATGTAGGGAATATTTTGGAGGTAACACACTAATGGATATTCATCCTAAACTAAGGAAGTCTTACAAAGACACTTCTGCATATTTAATCATTTTCTTAATGGTAGTATGTTTTGTTCTATTATTTCCGTATGCAGTGGTATGGTCTTTAAATACCCTATTCGGATTAATGATTCCATACACATGGCAAACTTGGCTTGCAGCATTTGTTCTTACATCTGTCGTAAGTGGTTCTATCCACAGGGTAAAATAAGTGTTGACTTTTTGCATAAACTGTAGTATAATAGTCTTGAATTTGAAATTGGAGAACTAACATGAGTATCGTACAAGATCATGCTGCAATTCGTGCAAAACGTAGAGCAAAGAATGCTAAGGTTTTAGCTAAACTGAATAAGACCTCAGCAGAGCCGATTGTTCCAGAAAACGACAAGTCGGCTCTTGGTAATGCACTTAGTATCTACTCTCGTGATACAAACAGTGCTAAGCAAAAAGAATTTGCTATTGAGTATTTTAAAACTGTTGATCCTACGATCGCTGAAAAACTAGAGACACTTGAGGACTGGAACTTTGGAACCTTTGGCTCAGTGTGTCGTTTGAAGCATCGTGGTCAGTGGGTAGATCCTACTAGCGATTTCTTTCCTAGACGTTTGAAAGAACTTATTGAGCGTGCAGATAAAAAGGCAACTGAGGTTGAAGCCAAACCTGTTGTCGAACAAAAAGTTAAAAAGGTAATAACTGCTGAAGAACGTTACAAAGCTGAAGCAAATAAGATCCTCGGAGATTTGGAAGAGGAAGAAGAACTCATTATGGGTTATGGTTATCCTAAGCATGCGTGTAGTAAGGTAAACACCAAAGGACTAAAAACTGCTCGTCCTCAGGTGGCTAAACTTATTCGTGACTGGATTGAACCACGTCTTAACGAAATGAAAGAGGCAGTAGCTGGTCTAGATGAGCAACTTGTTGAGGGTTATGCTCATATGGATGCTCGTCAAAAGGGTAATTATATTAACTGGCTAGAACTAGCATTGGGTATGGTCAAGACTGCTGAGAAGTCAGAATTCCGTATTCGTGCTCGTAAACCTCAGAAACCAGAGAAGATCGTTAAGCGATTTAAATACCTCAAAGAACATACAGAACTTAAACTTACTTCTGAGAACGCAACATCAATTGTTGAAGCAACTCAAGTGGTACTGTATAATACTAAAAATCGAAGAGTGGATCTTTACATTGCTGCAGAGGGTAAGTCACTTTCTGTTAAGGGATCCTCTATTATTAACTACGATGCAACTAAATCACTACGTAAGGTAGTGCGTAAACCAGAACTCTTGGTCTCAATACCAAAGGGTAAGGTATCAATAAGACAATGGTTTGATGCTTTGACCACTAAACCAATTGAGTGTAATGGACGATCCTCTGCGGATACCATTATCCTCTCAACAACTAGGATGTAAATTATGATATTGATTGATTATTCACAAGTGGCATTAGCGAACATTTTGTCATTCAAACACGAACTGAAAGGCGATGAGACTACTCTTAAGAATCTTATTCGTCATACTGTTTTGTCAACACTCAAGTACTACAAGAAACGATATGGTGCTGAGTATGGCGAAATGGTAATTTGTGCAGATGGTCGTCACTACTGGCGACGAGATGAGTTTAAATTCTATAAAGCACATCGTAAGAAAGTACGAGAAGATTCTGATCTTAACTGGAATCTAATCTTTGATACATTGTCTGAGATTCGAGACGATTTAGCTAATCATTTTCCTTACAAGGTTATTCATCTTGATAAGGCAGAGGCAGACGACATCGTTGGTGTTCTTGTTAAGATGACTAATGAGTTTGGAGAATTCCAACAGAATATGATTATCAGTAGCGACAAAGACTTTAAACAGCTACAAAAGTATGGTAATGTAAAACAGTTTTCACCTATGCAAAAGAAAAGCGTAGTGTTGAAACAAAACGAATATGATACGTTTCTGATTGAGCATATTGTAAGAGGGGATCCAGGAGATGGTATTCCTAACATTTTATCGGAAGACGATATCATTATGCAAGAGGGTGCAAGACAGCGACCAATTACACAAAAGATTCTTAAACGATTTTTTGCGAAGGGACGTGATGCTTGTGAAACTGAAGAAGAACGTACTCGTTGGGATCGTAATGAACAACTAGTAGATCTTAATAAGATTCCTGAAGAGATCGAAAAGAACATCTTATCTCAGTACCTAAATAATAAACCAAAGGGTGACAAAATGTCTGTATATAATTATCTTATACAGAATCGTTGTCGTTTGTTACTTGACGAGATTGAGGAGTTTTAATGGGCGATGGTGGAAAAGGAAGTAAACCAAGACCGATTCCAGATCCTCAAAAGTTTGAAGAGAACTGGGACAGAATCTTCGGCAAGAAACCGAAAAAGATAATGGAGATACTATGAGAAAAGAAGCATGGGAAATACTAGAAGATATCAATAAAGATAATTCTGCTATTTCTAAATATAAAGAAAACACTATGTTGAAGTTGTTGCTACAAAATAACTTCGTTGAAGAAAACAAATGGCTACTGCCAGAGGGAAATCCTCCATACAAATCATCTGTTGAACCAGAGGGTATGGCACCAAACAATCTCTATATGGAATGTGGTCGTTTTTATGTTTTCCGTAGACAGGATTTGAAACCTGTAAGACGTGAAACAATTTTTATTGGAATGTTAGAGTCAGTTGATCCTAAAGAGGCAAAGATTTTGCTAGCAGTTAAAGATCAACAGTTAAGCAAACTCTATCCAAACATAACTAAAGAGGCAGTAAAGGAACTATTATAAGTATGCTGCACAAAGTCTCTGAATTCGTAGAACAAGTTAGAGCAATGAGTAAGTTGGCTGATCGATTGGAAGATTTGAAATATAATCAACCAAAGTCACCAGCACGAGATCTTCTTGTTGACGATCTAATTGCTCAAATAAAATACCTTGCTTTACTAATTCACAAAGACAATCAACCTTACGAGAAAAATAAAAATGAAGATTTGTAATCTAAAAGAAAAGGCAACTGATCGCTTATTTCCTGCAGAGGTACGTCAGTGGGACAATGATAAGTTAGTTACTGTTCATCGTGGCTGGGATGATCCTCACCTTGTTGTGCAAGAATTTACCGAGTATAATGATGGTCAGTGGGAGAACGCAGAGTTTGTTGCGAACGTTGCAACTCCTGCCGAAGAAGAAAAAAAAGAAAAGCTGATTAAAATTTATAAGAATCAATAATGATTATTGCGATACTAACTTATGTAGCTTTATTGCTACCAGCAGTCGTACTGCTGTATAAATGGAACAATGAAAAACTATGAATGATAATGTAATTACTTTACACGAAACACCAGTCCACAAGTTTGCGACGATGCGTGATCAGAAACTACTTTTTGAAATGAATGGTTTTCTATTTCGTACCACTGTTGATAAAATTGACGAAGTCCTACCCAACGACATTCAACGTTACTGCGTCAATCACGTACTTTATATGATGGACTGTCATCGTCAAGATGCGTTCGATGCAGACATGCCTATGCATATTGTGCAAATGAATAATACTGCAACTATCCACGGATCTCGTGTAGATATCGATGTTAGACTAGAGGACGAAACCGAACTACCATCCTACATGGCTAAGGGTGTAAAAGGAACTTCTTGGTCTATTCATAACAATCCTGATCAAAACGAAGAGTCCATTAAGAAGATTAATTATGGCTCTATCATTCACAATCTTACCGACTGCGAGGGGTAGTAGTTGGGGTTCCCCATCCCTCTAATCCCTCTCTCCACGTCTCTAAAGCGTTCCTAAGGGCACTTTTAAGGGTGTTTTAAATGACTAGAAAAGAAGAATTTGAGGTTTGGTATGATCGGTGTTTCTTGCAAAACCCTAGTCTGTGGGAGGCATGGCAAGCAGGGTATAAACAGGGTCGAAATAATGCCTTTGCAAGGAAAGATTGCCCACCAGAGATTTTCACTATTCCTAAAAAAGACAAATAAACTGTTGATTTTACAGGCAAAAAAAGTTTCAAAAAAGTGAAAATAAGTGTTGACTTCTTGCAAGAAATATGCTATAATAGGTGTATGAAAATTGAAAAAGAAGGAAATATTATGATTAGTTATGCAACCTTTGATCCTGATAAGGATTACCCACCTACTACATTCTGTAAGTCTCTATGCGAGAAAGCAAATCTTGCATGGAAAGCGTATGCCGATGGCGAGATCGTTTCGGTTTATGCTGATGTAGAGTGTATGGGTACACCATACCAAGTTTCTGATTACTTTGCAAATCTTTGCACTGATGAGGAAAAACAAGATCCAAACTATAACGATATCCTTGACGATATCGAATTGTTTGTTGACGAAAATAACGCAAGTTTGAACTAGGAGATACATTATGAAATACGTTGCTTATATTTTTATTATTGGTGGTTTGTTTACTGTTATGGGTGCTGTTGGAAACGATGATTTCCACCACATTGAGTTAGTTAAGGCTGGTGAATTTGTTGCAGAAGAAGCACCAAGTTTATTTCAAACTTTAATGCTTTCTGTGTCAGGTTTGTTAGCTATGGGAATCGGTGCTTTACTTTTAAATAAAACGGAGGCATAATGCATAGCGAGGACATTAAACGAGCAAGAGAGATGGGTTGGAAACCTAACAATGATCCTTATTCAAAGAAACCGCAAACTGCAAAACTTGCTCCTGCAGAAGAATTGCAAGAGAACGAAGAATTACAAAAACAGTACGAGATGATGTCTCGATTGGCAGATGAAGAGTATCAGGGAGGATACTAAAGTGAAGAAAGTGCTTGACTTTTATAAAAATTTCGAGTATAATAACAAGGTAACAAAAGAGGTATATTATGGCTAAAGTGAAAAGTTGGTTGATGGATTTGGAAGATGATGCTACTTATATGAGCAAGTCTGAATTCGTTAAGACGCATGGTGAAAGATACGCAGATATCTGGGAAAGGGTTAATTATGAAATGTTAAATGATGAACCTTATTTCGATGAAAGTGATCGAGCACCTTTGTGATGCAGTCTAAATTTCAACAACTGTTTATGAAATTTGCAGAAGAAACTGCTAAAGTCTCTTCTGCTACGAAACTGCAAGTTGGTGCAGTTATAGTGAAGAACAATCGAGTTATTTCGATTGGATACAATGGTACTCCTGCTGGATGGGATAACGTTTGCGAGGATGCTGATGGTCACACTAAATCTGAGGTAATGCATGCTGAAGAGAATGCGATACTTAAACTTGCTAGAGATGGCGAGTCTGGTTTAGGAAGTTGGATGTTTTTAACCCACGCACCTTGCATACATTGTGCGAGAATGATACATGGAGTAGGAATAAATACTATTGTTTATGGACAAAAATACAAAAACGACGAAGGACTGGAATTTCTGGAAAAGTCAAATATACCGACTTTCCACTTCCAACAATCTCATTCTTAGAATAGGCTACTATGGATTTCTTCATGCTCTTGCTCTTTATGGGATTATTAGTTGGGGGAGTTTGGGGTTTGTGGCGACTGCTCTCGGAATTTGGTTTGTGGGGGGGATTGCTGTTAGTGTTTATGTCCATCGTGGTTTGGCTCATGGAGTCGTTCAATTTCATCCAGTAATAGAGTATATACTTTTAATTTTCTCAATAGGTAGTGGCATAGGTACACCAGTAGGATGGGCAGCAATCCATCGAATGCATCACGAATATTTGGACACGGATCAAGATCCACATAGTCCTTGGCGTATAGGTTTTTGGAGAAGTTATTTTCATTTATGGAACTGGGAGGCAAAAGATGTGCCTTACCGAATGGCAAAAGGTTTGATTAGTAACAAACGTGCTATGATGTTTCATAATTGGGCAGTACCAATTCTAATTCTATTTTGGATTGGTTGTTTTAGTTTCGGTATGTGGTTTGCCACTGCAGCAGCATTAGGTGCAGCATTTGGTGTTCACGGAATGGGATTAACAAATGCTTTTAGTCATCATGGCAAAGAGCGAAAAGAGATTCGAGATTTACCGAAGTGGTTATCTTGGGTTAACGTAGGTGAAGGACAGCACGAATATCATCATGCTCGTCCATGGGATTATAGTTTCGGAAAAGGGTACTCTGATATCGGTGCAAGATTTGTTGAGGTATTAGAGAAATTGGGTTTGGCTACTATCAAAAGGAAATGATACTCACTATCCAGTGCGAGCATAGCCCAATCGGTAGAGGCAACAGACTTAAAATCTGTACAGTGTGGGTTCGAATCCCACTGCTCGTACCATAGTCCCTTTAGTTCAGTTGGATAGAACAACAGTCTTCTAAACTGTAGGTCGCAGGTTCGAATCCTGCAGGGGACGCCATTTACTAAATAACAGATTAAGGAGAAATTATGATCAAAAAAACATTGCTAAAGAATGATGATTATTCTCTGACTGTTAGTGTTTCTCGTACTATACCATCGGACTTGTATGAAGTTAAGTTTATTCAACAATACGAACTAGACGAGAGAATGAATACTTGCGACAGATTCTTTTTGACTAAAGAGAGTCTTGCCACTTTAAAAGAAGCATTAAACGTTGAAGAATTATATAACCCAAAATGTGAAGTGTGTGGGTTTATCAACAACATGGAGAAAGAACCTCCTGTTATAATCTGTTCTTCATGCGGAAATATGCTTAAAAAATGAGTTTTGGACGAGATCCATTTAAAGAACCAGACAAGGAAGTTAAGGGAATAGAACCATTATTATTCGTAATGTTGTTTCTTTTTCTATGGTTATTACTTTCTTATTTGACTAAATAATATTACACGTTCATCTCGAAAGAGACGGAAGTAAGCGAATGCTGAAGGAACGCACCCAACTAAACTAAGGAGGGTGTATGGAAAGATTTACACATCTCTTAAAGTCTTACAGCGAGATCGCCGAAAAGCGTAAAAAAGATAAATTGTTATTTGCTGCAAGAAAAGAGATTGAGATAAATGGGAATGGTACCTCTGGATATATGATAAAACATGGTCCAAATAAAGGTAAAGTTCTACAACATATTTCTATTAAAAAAAGAGATATATAATTTATTTCTTGCAAATGCTTGACTAATTCTTCAAGTTGTAGTATAATGTATAACCTAAATGATGGTTATATACTAACTTGAGTTGAAGAGATTCTACCAGACGATGACAAAACATCGTTGATCATTGACGATGCTTATACGCATCATGAGATCTCTCGTTCTGAGATTGGTAGGTGTGGTGGAGACGAATACCACTTGAATATAAACGTCAAAGGAGTGGGGTGCGCATACTCGTCCGATTGACATTCACGCACACTTTCTTTGCAACTAATCTTAAAGTATAATAATCCATATAAGACTACGGAGTGTTTTCTTCGCTCGTAGCTCAGTGGATAGAGCACTTGTCTACGGAACAAGGGGTCGCACGTTCGAATCGTGCCGAGCGAGCCAAGAAAACACTTCAGACAAGATAGGTGACAACTTGTACAATACTGTTTCTGAAGATCATCCGTGGGGTATACTTTCGTATAATCCCTCTTACAATCGACATCCTTACGAACGAATCTTCAAGCAATTAGAAGAACACGCTATACGCAACTATGGTGTACGTGATCAATTTAAACTTGCTGCAGGAGTTGTAAAGAAAAAGCAACTGATTACTATTGGCTATAATCAGTTAAAGTCCCATCCACTTCAGAGTCAGTTTGGTAAAAATTTCGATAGTGTTTTTCTCCATGCAGAAATAGACGCTATCCGTAAATCTTTACGACTACTAAATAGTAGTGAATTGTCAGACTGCGTTCTTTATGTTCTTAGGGTTAAGCGAGATCCTAATGGTAATTGGATTCGAGGAATGTCAAAACCATGCGCAGGATGTTACAAAGCAATTAACAATTATGGTATAAAACGAGTTTATTATACCACAGATGGGGAATAAATTAAATGTTTGTAGCAACACATCCAAGAGAAGTTTTTAACTACACAGATGAAACTGTGATAGCAAACTCGCATCCACCTTACGCAGTAAAACTCAAAGTCCCTTTCTCACGTCCATTCACTGACGAAGATTTCATTTCAAAACTACCTATTCCAAAATATTGGTTTGATCCAAAGCACATCCCTGAAAAGATGACTTTGATTGATTACCTTATTCATCCTATTAAAAAAGATTATAATGCAGATGTAGGTTACTGTAGCGAGGGTAACTATCGTCAAGGAACTAACTTGGGTACGGATATTATTCGTATGCCAATGGATAAAATTGTTTGGAAAAACAAATACGAATTTTGGTGGTCTTGTATTGATATTATTAATAACGAAAATAGTTCAGATCTTGTTCATCCACGATTTACAAAATGGTTAGAAGAAAGAGATCTTATTCTATTAGGTTGGGATATTTTTATTACACCACCTAATATGTGGTTGCTTTATCACAAAGACACCTACAACGAATGCTGCAAATTAAACTTCGTATATCATTTTAATATGGATGGTTACTCTTGTCAAAGTTATTTTGACGATAATGCTAAAGGAGATGGTATTGTTTCTGGAGATCCAGATGTAAAATATCGTATTCCACCAGAAGTAAAACCAAAGATGATACACGAACATAATCTATCAAACGATTTAACGATGCCATCACTAACCAACATTGGTAAGTGGCATTGTGTATATAACTCTACATCTGGACCAAGAGTTTGCCTTAGCTATATGATTGGTAAAAAAAATGGTAGAGATATAACTTGGGATAAAGTATATCCACAAGTTGAAAAGGATGTAATTTGGTAATGACTTACATCAAGCAAGTAAAGTTTCCATTCAATATACCTTATGACGATCCTATGATGATCCAATCTTTTCGTGAAGAAGCAAAGAAAGAGATTAAAAAAAATCCATTAGTTCAAAACTATGGCATCGATTATGACGCCAGTGGAGTTAGTGAAACTGCTCGTGCTTTCTTTAATCAACAGGGGTATGATGTAGTTGGATGCGAATACTTTTACTTTGAGCCAAATTTTAAAATGGGTATTCATATTGATGGCAGTAAGTATTGCTACAAAGCAAAATTTAATTGGGTACTTAACGATAACGTAACGCATATCTTTAAATTCTTCGAGCCAATAGTAGAAGGAAAATCGGATGCTCACAACGATGGCAATAGTCCGTATAGTCTACAGTTTGATGAAAAAATGGTTGTCGAAAAAGAAGCAAATGTAATTGGCAAACCAAGTTTATGTATGGTGGGAGTTCCACACCAAGTAATTAATGGACCAAAAGAATTAGAATTATTTAATGTCTGTGTTTGGAAAAAAGGTGTAAAGAGATCTCATCCAGATTTAGGTGGTATGGATATGCAAGATGCATTAAAGGATTTCAGTAAATATGTTATATAAAAGATTAAGACATCAAGAACACTTAGAACCAATTCCACAACCATTAACACCTTTAGGTATGGCTTGGGCTAAAGACTATCCATTCGAAAAACAAACTAAAATATTTACTGAGAGGAATTTATTTAATCCTGAGTTTGAAGAATGGCTTTGGAAACATGGACAACTAAGAATTGCAGATATTGAATTGTTTTTAAATCCAGCTAATCACAGCATGCCTGTTCACATAGATGGTGAAACAATTTGTGATGTCTGTAAAATAAACTTTGCATATTGCGATAGTCCTAGCTTTATGAAATGGTATAAACCTTTAGTTCCAGGAACTAGAGGAAACTTACCTTATGCAAATGGAAAACCAACCAACACTGTTGATATGTATTGGCAGTGGGATGGCGTAGAAGAATTAGAATCGGAAGAGATATCTATACATCTCGTGAATGTAGGTGTTCCTCATAGTGTAACAACTACAGAAACTGAAAGGCGATGTTTATCTGTTAACCTAGATAAAATTATGCCTGATGGTACTGAAATTACTGAAGTGCCTTTTAGAATGGGTTTAGAATGTTTATCGCTCACTTAGAAATACCACACAAACCATTTACTGAAGAGAACTGGCAACGTAGACTTCCATTGAAAGGACACGTTCCTATTGATCAATCTTTGGTTAATAAAGAAATGATTGATTGGTTTGAAATGAAAGGTATGTGGATTAAAAATGTGGATGTCTTTTGTAGTCCTCCAGGATTTAGATTACCTATTCACGTAGACGGAAAGAAAATTGATCATTGTTGCGCAATTAATTGGGCATATTGTGATGAGTTGGGTGCACTTATGGAGTGGTGGAAACCTAAATCAGATGTTATAAGAACAGTAACTCCAGGAACAGAAAAGACTGCATACAATATAACTACAACACCTTATGCATTTGCATGGTCAGATGATGAGTGTGATAAAGTTTTTGAATCGGAAGTAAAGCAACCCTCTCTAGTTAATATTGGTCAACCACATGCTATGACCAATCATACAAACAGTCAGCGTTTTGCAATTAGTATTACTTTCCGTAATTTTAATGGAGTCGATATGCAATTTGAGGAAGCACATGCAAGATTACAACCACACCTACTTTAGAAATTTAAAATTAGACTTTGATCCTTTTAGTGACAAGTACGTTTTTCCAGAAAGCCAAACTCAGAAAGCTAAATACACAGACCATATCGACAATCGAGAACTTATTAATCCAAAGTTAATTGATTGGGCGACGAGTATTGGTTTAGGTGTTACAAGAATAGAGAGATTCAGTAGCAATCCAAACTATCGTATGTATATACATACTGATAATCATGATTGGATTGACAATTTGGTTAAGATCATTTGGTGTTATTGTCCTACCAATGATCATCGTATGACTTGGTACACACTTAAAGACGAATCGTGGTACGAAGTTATTACAAACAATGATAGTGGTGGAACCATGATGTTTCCAGACTTTAATTGCGTTGAAGAGGTAAGCACTACAATAATGCCCAACTCTCCAATACTTGCAAATACTGGTCAACCACACAATATAGAAAACGGACAAAATTACAGGCATGTTGTATGTGCATGGTTTCATACTTTAAAGAAGCCACAGATTGACTTGCAATGGGATTTTGCGGTAAAATGTATGAAAGAATTTATTATTTAAAGAGCAAATTATGAAAAAATGTTATGTTGTTGGTTATGGGATGATTGATTCCTTAGGAAATAATCCAGTGGATTGTTTCGCTAAAATGCTTGATCCTATCGACTACTCGTCGGAACTACCAAGACTAAAAGAAGAAAATTTTCCAGTTTATCGTGGAGCGATTTTTGATCCAGAAACGATAGTTATGCCTGAGGACTTTGATCCAAAAATGGCGAGGACTTTGACTAACGCACAAAAGATGATGTTGCATGCTACTGATCAAGCACTAGCAATGTCACGATTACCTCATCACTATGATGTAGCTGTGCTTATGTCGTCAGTTTCTAATGATACAGAATTCTTAGAGCAAAATTATAATGCGATTAAGGATAACAGAAGAGTAAACCCAAGACAGTCTGCGAATCGAATTCCAGACATGGGATGTTCACACATAACATCACATTATCAATTCATGGGTTTATCGACCGCAGTATTTGCTAGTTGTGCAACTGGTTTGGTCGGTATCGATTATGCAATGCGTCTCGTAGATGAATACGAGTATGTTGTTGTAGGTGGTGCCGATGCTGGTTGCTTTCCGATGGCTATCAAATACTTTAACACTATGGGAGCAGTTGCCAATCATAGTATGCCTTTCGATGATAATCGTAAGGGATTTCTAATGGGAGATGGCTGTGGGGTTATGATTTTACAATCGGAGAAAAATGTAAAGAAATATGGTAGCACTGTCCATGCGACACTTTATCCAACTGGATGTGCTAGTGATGCTATGGATATGACGAGTCCTGCGAACGATGGTCGTGGTGCTAGAATCTCTATGGCAAAAGCAATGGAACACGTAGACAAAGTAGATTATGTATGTGCGCATGCGACATCTACTTTTGTTGGCGATCCCATTGAATATGAAACTGTAGTTAGCTTTGTGGGTGATACTCCTATTTGGGCACCAAAGTCTAAGATCGGACACACACTTGCTGCTGCTGGAATACTTGAGGGAATCTATTCCATTCTTGCGATGCAACATGGTATTGTACCTCATATTCAAAACCTCACAAATGCCTCTCTCGACACAAAGGACTTGCTCGTACGAGAGAATCAAACAAACTCGAACAAATGCTTGAGAACGCTTAACAATTCTTTTGGCTTTGGAGGTAAATGCGTTTCTCAGGTAATTGAGGTAAACAAATGAGTTGGGGATATCACCTAATCATTGATTGTAAGGCATGCGAAAAAAACTTTAAAGAACCAGATATTATGAAAAAATTTGTCGCAACATTACTAGAAAAAATAAAAATGAATGCTTGGGGTGAGTGTCAAGTTGAACACTTCGCAGAAAAACCAGAGATTGCTGGTTGGACTGTTATTCAACCATTGACGACAAGCACATTAACAATGCATTTCTTGGATAATTCAGGAGATCTATACTTTGATCTTTTCAGTTGTAAGAAATTTGATATTCAAGAAGTCGTGGATCACTTAGCTGAGTATTTTGCTCCAGTTAATATTCGTCCATTCTATCTTGAAAGGAGTGCCTAATTTTGCTAACACCAAAAGAAGCACTAATGAGGTGGCTTAATAGAATCCAGATACCTCAAGAAAAGTTATCTGGATTTGCCATCTGTCCATTTAGTAAACAGATTCGTGGAGAACCTGCAATGATCTCTACATTAGTAGAAGATATTGTTCCACCAAAAGTAAGCGAAATTAAAAAGATTCTAGTTTATCATATTCTTGATGAGGATATTACTATTGAAGAACTAGAGAATGAAGTGTTTATATTGAATTCTAAATATAAACCAGAGTTACTATTTTTAGGCGATCATATGGATCGTGATACATATATTAATGGTGTTCAAACTAATAATGGACATTATAACTTTATACTGTGCCAACCACTAGATGATTTGAGAAGTGCAAGAAAAGTACTTGCTAAAACTCCATATTACTCTTACTGGGATGACGAGTATTTAAAAGAAATCTTAGGAGAAGATTATGGCAGTTTGGACTGATTACGACCCACTAAAAGAAATTATTGTTGGTAATTGTCCAACAGCAGATTACTTCAAAGCATTCCTACCTGATGATGTAATTGCTGCACTTACACCAATCCTTAAAGAAACCAGAGAAGATCTAGATAATATGCAACGAGTGTTTGAGTCGCTCGGTGTTAAAGTATATCGTCCTAAGATTTTACCATTTCAACAGAATTTAAAACTTCCTGGATTCTCAATTAAAAATGCTATTGCACCTATTGTTCCTCGTGATCAATACTTGGTGTATGGTGATACTATTATCCAATCATATACTTCAATGCCAGATCGTTGGCTTGAGGGATTATGTTTCTATGATATCTTCAACGAAAAGTTTGACGAAGGATATAATTGGATAAGTGTACCACCACCTGTTATTAAAAACTTCCCTTCAAATACTTCTTGGTTTACTCATGGTGGCGATCGTTATAAGATCGAAATGAAAGATAAACTACTCTGGCATGCAGCAACAATGTTTAAAATTGGCGACAGTTTAATTGTCAATAATCAAGGTCCAGGAACTCAAAAAGGATATGAGTGGTTTAAACGTCAGTTACCTCAAACCAAATTTGTAGATAACATTAAGAAACCACATCGTGGATGGGGACATATTGATCAATACTTCTTTTTAGTTAATGATACTACTTGTTTCTGTACTGATGAGAATTATGTTCCAGAAGCAATTAGACAAAATCCAAATATCAAAGTCCATTCATTTGGGCATTTGATTAAAGATGTTGATCTTAACTCTTACGATGATAATCTAGTTGCAAGCGATGGTAAATTTACCAAAGGCTGGATTGATGAATGGGTTGGTGAATGGAGAGGGTTTGCACAAGACGTTGCTTTTGATAGTAACGTTGTTGTAGTAGATGAAAAGAATATCGTTATAAGTAACGAACAGCCAAAACTACAAGAGTGGTTATTAAAGAATCACGGAGTAACTGCTCACGTTGCAAAACAGAGACAAGGTGGTTTCTGGGATGGTGGCGTTCATTGTTTAACGCTAGATATTAAGCGTGATGGAGTATCAAGAAATGTCTTGGGTTAACGCTAAAACCTATACACATTATGCAGATTTAGAAAAAGCAATTCCTATTGTTGTAGAAGAAACACAACAATGGATGAAGCATAATCACGATATTGTTGGTGTTACGGTAAATACCTTTGGAGTAAATAGTAAAGAAGATTTAACTGAAGTCCCTGTTACACCAGAAGAGTATAAGCATATGGATGACTGGAGAGTTTTACCTATGCTTTATGCGAAAGAGTGGAATCGACATGTATTTCCAAAGTCGCACTTTTTGCTTGCTCCACTTCCAGGACTGTATCAAGCATTAGTAAATTTTGTTGTTCCTGGAGGAAGGATTGCGAAACATCGTGACACAGGAAACTGGGACAGGATTGAAGAACACTATGGGATTCGTATTGATGGTTATAGTGTGGTACTTAATCTTAACATCGCTATGAGTGATAAGAAAGAAAAAACAGTAGGTATGGAAGTTGGTGGATTTGAAAAGTATCCACTAACTGGAGAGATCGTCGCATTTGATGGTCGTTCAACAGCACATAGTATGTGGAATTTAACAGATCAATGGCGAGTTACTGCTGTACTTGACTTTGATAAGAGGTATTTCAATGTGGATTAATGTAAAGAAGTATAAACACTACGACAAGTTATTGGAGATTATTCCATTAGCACAACAAGACTTTGCTAATTGGAAAGACAAATACAAATACGAAGATCGTATGCAGGTATTAAAGTTTGAACATCCAGATGTTTATCCTGAATTAAAAGGAACATCTACAAGCAGTGATCTTTATCACCGACCAGAAAGTATTCCAGATCGACCAAATCCAAAAGAGAATTGGTTCTGCGATCCTTGCAGTACAGACACTGGTAAGAAGATTGGTCCAGCATTTCAAGACTGGAAACTATCAGCACCTAAAATTTTAGAACTTCCAGGATTTGTTCAACACCTTGTTAACTTTGTTAAGCCACATAGTAGCTTACCACCACACGATGACTTGGGTGGATGGGTAAGACTATCAAAAGATACTGGAAGAGAATTAAATGGATTTAGTGTAGTATTAGGACTAGATACAGTAAAGAATAAAGACCAAATGGGTATTATGTTTAATAACGTTTGGACTGGCAATAAAGATCCACGTGCATGGGGTATTGGCGAGTGGGTTGCATTTGAGGGTAAAACTCATTTTCACGATGTGTTTAATAGAACAGATCAATGGCGAGTTACTGTCGTTGTAGATATTGAATACGATCAGTTTGATTTAAGTGATGAAGAGTTAGACTATTTACAAAATCGTTGGAGAACTTATAAACCTGTATGAAAAAAACAATAATAAAAATATTAGATGTAACTAAAGATATACTAGAGTGGTGGATTTACTGGGTGTTTTATGTAGTAGCTGTTCCACTTTTCTTCGGTGGACTAGCTGTAATATGGACGATAGATCAAGCGATGGAATTAATAAAGAAAATTTATAAACGTTATAGGTAGAAAATGTGGAGAAATTATAAAGATTATAAACACCATGGATTGCTTAGAGAAGTACATCAAGCAATGCATGCAGATTATCTAGATTGGATAAAAACTCATGATATTAGAAACAGTACTGTTAATGTGTTTAAGTATGAGTATCCTGAAGCAAAGCATCAATACGCAGACTCTTGGTGGGCGATACCTATTGCGCAGGGTGGTAAACTCGAACCCAATGACTGGAAAAGAACATCACCACTTGTAGAAAAACTTCCTGGATTACTACAGTGTGTTATTAATTTTATTGAACCACAAGGTGGACTACCAATGCATAAAGACATGGGTAGTTGGCATCGTATTGAACAGGCTATCGGACGCAGAGTAACAGGATGGACGATTGGTATTGGTATCGATATGCCTAGTGAATCACATAGAGAATTAGCAATTAAATTTCTTGAAGATGATATTGGAACATGCTATAAAAACGGAGAGTTCGTTTGTTTCGATGGACGTAATCATCTACACGAAGTTTGGAATAAAACAGACAAATGGCGAGTCAGTGCAGTAATTGATCTCGATGATAAGGAGTTTCGAAATGTGGTTGGGTGATCCAATTCAATATAAGCATTACACCAAATTACAAGATTTGATGACTGCGATGATGCAAGATCATCTTGAATGGAAAGAAAAATATACCATTGAGGAAAAATGCATTGACGCTGGATTGCGTTATAAAATGCCTGCAGAAAACACTGGTGGCTTTATGGCACTACCAGTAATTGACGCAAGAGAAATTAAAATGCCATGGGCAGAGGGATGGGATCGAACTATGACTGCTGCCTTTGATTGTCCTGGAATGATTGATATGTGTATTAACTTCATTCGTCCAGGAATGATGTTACCTGTCCATCACGATGGGTATGTATGGGATTGGATTCGTAAATCGATGAACAATCCGAAATTATCTGGGTATACCATTTCTTTTGGTATTTCAATTCCTGAACCCAGTAAACAAGCACTAATCTTTGACGAAGAAAAACGTATTTGGAGTACTGGAGAGTTTCGTGCATTTAATGGGCACGACGTTCAACATCAACTTACAAATCGTTCGAAAGAACACTGGCGTGTAACTGCAGTGATGGAAGTCGAAGAAAAATATTTTGATCTGCAAGACTAGCAAAACGTATAATCATACTAAATAATTTTATAGGAGTTTTATGATGGCTTATGTATTGGTAGATGCAATTTCTCAATTCCGTATTCGTTATGCAGTTAAAGTTCCTGATGAGATCTCTGACAAAGAGAAACTTGAATGGGCTAACGATTCAGTAACGTGTGAGGAATTAGAAGAGTTTAGTCAAGAGCATCTTGGTGAAGTGATTTCATCAACACGCATATTAACAGAGGGAGAAGTCTTATCAACATTTCGCTTAGATAATGATTATTTAAGTTCTTGGGGTGACGACTTAATCCTTAGTAAAATTCAATCAATTGATTCTGAAGGAACGTTGTCAAAACTCAAGACATAAGAAAACCCATTAACTCACAAGAGGTTTAAAATGTCTAAATCTGCTCGTAAAATAGATCTTACACCAACAGAAAAAGTAGCAATCTATGAATCTTTATTAATGTCAATAGATGAGGCTACTTGGAACAAGGAGAAATTAAATGACTATATCGCCAACATTTCGGACTGGGCAATGCAAAGAAAACTATATTACAGTGGAGAAGACAATACTAAGCGTGTTGAAGAATCAGTATACAATCTCTTAAAAACAAATCACTAAAAACAAGGTTATATTATGACACTACCGATTGAACGTCGTAATGCAGTAATTAACACAGAAGCATTCTTGCTCGACTTATGTAATCCCAAAAGGACACCACGTGTTCCTAGCGAGATACGAAGTCGAGCAAGATCTTTATTAAGGCATTACCCACATCGTTACGATATGGAAATTGCTGGAGAGCAAGCACCTAAAGTATTTGGAGAACATTATGAAAGTTAACATTGGAAACTATACAAATCGTTGGTATAGTGAGTCAGATATTTTACAGTGGATATATAATCATACCATTAATCTTTATCTTGACACAAGAGTTCAAAAAGTAAAAGTTCATATTGATCGGTGGGACACTTGGAGTATGGATCATACTCTGGCACATATTGTTGTTCCAATGCTCGTGCAATTAAAAGAGTCCAAGCATGGTGCTCCCTTTGTAGATGACAAAGACGTACCAGCAGAATTACGAAGCACTAATTGTCCACCAAAAGAAAACCCATGGGATACAGACGCCAATCACTTCAAACGTTGGGATTGGGTAATGGATGAAATGATCCATGCTTTCCAAAGTAAACTAGATGATGATTATATGTGGCGTCCAACAGATAAACAATATAAAAGAATTAGGAATGGATTCCGTCTCTTTGGCAAATATTATGATGCACTTTGGGATTGAATTGCAAGAATGAAAGGAGTATAATACACTTATGGATTGGTTAAAAGAAATAGAAAGACTTGAAGCGAGTGAAAGCGAAGAAACACGATCTGCTGCAGTAGTACTAAGATCTCTATATCTAGAGAATCAAAGAATGAGAAAGTTTAATGCGGACATCTCTAAAGCGAATCAAGATCTAAATGAAGATTTACAAAGAATTATTAAACAAGCACAATCGAGGTAAACAAATGATTAATGATGTACAAACGTGGATTGAAAATGCTGGGCAAACTACTAACACCGATAATGAAGCACAGCGTAATCTCTATGCAAAACTTATTACAGAGGAGTACGGAGAGTTCGTATCTGCTTTTGTAGATGGAGATGATACCGAACAACTAGATGCAGTTTGTGATCTTATCTGGGTAACTATCGGTTATGCACTATCTCGAGGATGGGATATCAATGGAGCGTTTCAAGAGGTAGTTCGAAGTAACTTCTCGAAGTTCGATCCAGCTACTGGAATGCCTATTAAGAACGAAGAAACAGGCAAAATTATGAAGTCCGAGTCGTTCTCTCCCCCAAATTTATCACCTTTTTTGTCTAAAACCCTGTAAATACAGGCAAAAATAATTCAAAATATATGAAGAAAAGTGTTGACTTTTTGTAAATATTGTGGTATAATATACTTATGAAAATGGAAAATATGATGAAAAACGTGAAAAAAATATACTTAGACATGGATGGCGTTATCGCCGATTTTGATAAACATTACTTTGCAGGTGGTAAGTCATTCTTATACGATGACTTTAGGGATCAAGTCCTTAATAAAAATCTGTTTAGGCAACTACCTTTGATGCCTGATTATGAAAAGTTTATCGCAGGTGTGTTAGAGATTGCACACGATAATGGATTTGAAGTTGAAATCTGTTCTTCGACTCATACTTTAGATCCTGAAATGATGAAGATTGCTAGTGATCAAAAAAGCTGGTGGTTGAAAAATGTAGCGATGCTGAAGTCGATGCCTGCAAACTTTGTTGAACGTAGATCGGCAAAAGCGAAATTCGCAAATGAAAAAACGATTCTAATTGACGATTCTATAGAATGTATTAACTACTTTAAAGAGGGTGGTGGTAATGCGATCTGTCATCAAGACGTAGATACTACTCTTACTCTTCTAAAAGAAATGGTGAAATCGATTTGAACATATTCTACTTAGATCCTAATCCAAAACTATGTGCTGAATATCATTGCGACAAACACGTCGTTAAGATGATTATTGAATATGCACAATTGCTTTCCACTGCACATCGTGTTATTGATGGTACGCAATGGGAAGGTAAATCTATTAGTGGAAGACGTATTGCTCGTTGGAAACATCCAGATCCAATAATGGATTCAGAGTTATATTTGGCATCACACATTAAACATCCTAGTGGTATTTGGTGTCGTGAAAACGAAAAGAATTATACTTGGTTGTATACTCTTTGGATTAATCTTTGCCACGAATATACTCATCGTTATGGTAAGGTGCATCTTACTGAACAAAAACTTTCAAAACATTTAATTAGTATTCCAAAGAATATAAAACAGGGTGTATGGTGTGAACCCTATCCTGCAATGGCACATTATCCTCAATGTATTGTTAAAAATGATAGTTTGAAATCCTATCATAACTATTATATTGCTGACAAGGTTAGATTTGCAAAATGGACAAAACGAGATATTCCTAAATGGTTTAAAGATATGCTTGTTACTGCAATGTCAAATACACATCAGATAGTAGGAATTCGTTCCTAAATAAATAATAGTTAATTAGAGAGTACAATATGCCAACTTACAGTTTTAGAGACAACGATACAGGAAAAGAATTTGATGTCGTAATGTCAATCTCCGAAAGAGATGAGTATGTAAAGAAAAACAAAAACCATACTCAAATATTAAAATCAGCACCAATGGTAGTACAAGGACATCGTTCTGGTAATACTGACCTCGGAAAGAATAAA